GGGATTTGCAAGCAACTTCAAGAAACACGACGGCGTGCTTACGGTTCGCGCATGGGGCCAAGCGGTCGCTCGGTCGCTTGATAACCCCGACGCGATTCGCGGACTTGATCTCGGGTGGGCGGTGCTCGACGAAGCGCGCGATATCGTGCAGGGCACGTATGACATTGTTATTGGTCGATTGCGATGCCCGAAGGCTAGGCGTCGCATTATCCGACTGACGACGACTCCCAACGGGTATGACTGGATTTACGATCGGTTCGCGACTCGACAGACCGCCGATCATCGCATGATTCAAATGACGACGCGGGACAATGACTATCTGCCAAAGTCATTCGTTCAGCGATTGGAAGAGTCATACGACGAAACGTTCTTGGCTCAGGAAGTAGACGGCAAATTTGTATCGCTCCGCAAAGGGCATGTTTACCGTTCGTTTGATCGCAAGTTGCATGTTGTCCAGCCGAGCGAGTTCAAACTGCCCGATCCCGGATCGCTGCGTATCGTCGTCGCGGTTGACTTCAACCGTTCGCCGTACTGCGTGTGTTTGCTTTGCGAGTTGCCAGACAAGTCGATTGCGTTCGATGAAATCGTCATGGATGGTGCCGACACGCCTTCGATGTTCGATGAGGTCGCGCGTCGCGTGAATGCCCTGTCGCCTTCCGTCGTAAGCGTGTACGGCGACGCGAGCGGCAATCAGCGCAACACGAAAAGCAATCACTCGGATTACGACATGATTTCGATCAAAATGTCGTCGTCTTTCGGGTCAAGGTTTGTTCCCGCGTGGAGCAAAGCGAACCCGGCGATACAAGAGCGCATCGCAGCGGTAAACGGATCGCTCAAGCCAGCGGCAGGACAACCGAGGATTATCGTTTCGTCAAAATGCAAGACGCTCATCCAAGACTTTGAGCAAGTGGCATACAAGAAAGGTTCGGGCGAACTCGACCCCGGACCCGATCGGCGGCTCACGCACATGAGCGATGCGGTGTCGTACTACATCGTCAAGAAGTATCCCGTGCCGAAGTCACGCAACGCGAGCACGCTGCGTATCGGGTGGACTTGATTCAATTTCGTGGCGAAATCAAATGGCTAAACGGAACACCAAAAAAATCTCTCGTAAGCCCGAACGCATTTCTTCGCTCTGGTGGAAGAATGTCGGCCCGGTCGTTTATTCAACGCAAGACAAATGGCAGAGCGACTGCGGGCGGGTCACGATCTATCGCGGCAAGTGCGAAGAGGTAATGTCGGCAATGCCAGATGGATGCGTCGATCTTGTCTGCACCGATCCTCCCTACGGCGTAGGGCTTGATTACAGATCGTTCGATGACACGCGCGAGAATGTTGCCGCTCTCGCTCGACTATGGCTACCGCAAGCCCGCAGAATTGCTCCGATCGTTGTTTTCACTCCCGGTCGTCTTTCCGAGTGGCTTTATCCGATGCCGACTTGGGTACTTAGCGTCTCATCGCCAGCAGCGGGCAGTCGGTGTTCGTGGGGATGGCAGAACACTCATCCGGTGGTTGTATATGGCCCTGACCCATATCTCGCGAACGGACTCGGAGCCAGAAGCGATACATTGATATTTAGAACAATGAGTCCATCTGCTCCGAAGCACACTCACCCGTGCGCGAAGCCTATCGATTTCATGCGATGGATCATCGACAGATGTGAACCGTTTAATCGAGGCACCGTGCTCGATTGCTTCATGGGCTCCGGCACGACGGGCGAGGTCGCTATCAAGACCAATCGCAGGTTTATCGGCATCGAACTCGACGATCGATATTTCGAGGTGTCGAAACGCAGGCTACAAGATGTGTTGCTCAATTTCGACACGAAATCGCCGCTGCCTAGACTTGTCACATGAAGATCAAGCAACTCCCTCTGCCGCAAGTCGGCGTTGTCCCCGGCTCAAACGGTGCTACGTTCGCATCGTGGGCGTACGCCAACAAGAACAACGTTCGATTCTTGAGGATGTCTTACAACTGCGACGACGATTATCGTCGCGGGTTGGATCAGTTCGGCGAGCCGATTATTTTGCCGCACGAAGGCGAAGCGCAAATCGGCGGCGCGACAGGCACCGCTACGACTGTGCAGCAGTCGATGGCGCAAGGCAGCGCCGCCGGATCGCTTCGGTATCGTCGCCGCGTTTCGATGGCGAGTCCCGTCCCGCACTTTCGCTCGATTGTGTCACAAGTTGCCGGTTATCTCACGTCTGCAAAGCCCAAGCGTGCCGAATCGCTCGCGTCCGAGTTTGCTCGCGTCAAGATGGACGAATGGATCGCGGCGACTGTCTACGACTCGCTCAAGTTTGGCAGAGCATGGATCGGCGTTGACTCGAAGCGAATCGAGCCAGACTCCCGCGATGCTCGCGGCCAGCCGATCGTAACGGCAGCGGCTGCACGTCAGCAAGACCCCGAGAATCAAGGCAGGCCGTACATCGTCTCTGCCGAGCCCGATTCGATCGTCGATTACTCTGTCGATTACGACGACAAAAGCACGTTCAAACAAGGTCGCGTGTATCGCGTTGTCATTGAGTACACGCAGCGATCCCGCGAGTCGTTTGCAAGCCCCGAAGTCGAAAGCAAGTTCTGGATCGAATGGACCGATCAGTGGTGGGCGAAGTACATCGAAGAAATCGAAGTTTCGGGCGAAGGCAAGTCGCAAGTAGCCAAGACCGTGCTCAAGATTGTCGAAGTGCAGACGCACAACTTCCCGGCTTGCCCGTGGGCGTTTCTCGATGTGATGTTCCCTTCGATGCCGCTGGCGAACATGCAGCGGACGCACACGAATCTCATCTCGTACAAGAACGAAGAGCACGCACAAGCAACGTTTACGCAGAGGTACATCGTCGGCGTTGAAGGGCAGGGCAACTCGTCGATTGCGTCAGGACCCGGCAACACGATTTTCATTTCCAACGAAAACGCCAAAGTCGGATCGTTCGGCGCTGATCCCGATCAGGCTCGATCGCTCGCCGAAAGTGCGGACGCAATCGTGACCGAGATGTACGAAGTCGCGTGCCTCGACAACACCGCAAGCAAGAACGTTGCAGAAGCGGCGACGAAGAAGATTCGAGATATGGAGCCGCTCTACAAGTACCTTGAGCAGGCTACCGATTCGATCGAAACGATTGACAACTGGCTCGCCACGATGCTCGGGATTCTTGGCGATAAGTCGGAACTCGCATCGCATACGACATACTCGCGGCAGTTCGACGTTGCTTCAATCGGCGAGATGATCTCGATTGCCAAAGAACTTGCGACCGCCCCGTTCGTTCCCCCGACATTGCTTCGTCGCGTAATCGAGCGCATCATCGCCAAACTCGAACCGTTTTCCGACGATCGTGAGTACGCAGAAGAAGTCGCGCGGCAGTTCAATATCACGCCGTCGCTTGTTTCTTCGATCTCGGAGTTGCAGCGAGAAGGTATCCTCACGGCCGAGATGCTCGTCCGTGCAATGGGTATGCCCGACGATCTCAAGTCCGCTTTGCTCTCGCGAATGGCACTTCACAACGCGGCAACAGAAACATCGCAACTCGTCGGCGATGTCGGCGATCCTGAAATGCAAGACGACGATTCCGAATACGAAAGCATCGAATCGCAGGACGACGAAGATAACGACGAAGAAGACGGCGGCGACAACGCCTAGCATCAATCGACCCGCCCGTAACATGGGAGCATCGTCATGGCATCTACGGGCCGCGATTTGACAAGCGCCGTTTCTCCGTCGTTCTCTACCCCTCTCGATTGTCGCTCGACCGCAGGATCGATTCGACCCGATGGCGAGCCGCCTCGCGCCGTGTGGGTCGTTTGCGAACTCGACAGCAACTTCCCGCTTGAGGTTCGCATTCCTGCCTACGACCGCGTTCGCAATGGCGTTGTGGTCGAAGAATATTGGGAGCGACTCAAGGCTGGCGAGCGTCGCGCGTTCGGTGCAGTCGTAAGCAACGGCGATCCGCTCGCAGTCGGCAACGTGCAAGCCCTTTTCGTTCGCGGGGTCGGCGGGGCGGCAAGGTACGGCTACGGCATCGAG